CACGAAACGGAACTTCGATCAAACCCACTGTGGAGCTAGGCAGTGCGGCCGCTTTAGTCAAAAACGAAAAGTTTGCTGCCACACCATCAAGACCACCACCACTATAAGTTACTTCGAAAATATTGGAGCGGGCCCCCGCTCCAATTGCTGTTTTCATGTCTTGTAATGTAAATGCCATTTTTATATCTCCTTATTGACTTTTAATTAACCCCCGATCTCTGCAAATGCAGCGGCACCGGCAACTGAAGTAAAGTTCAGTTGGATGAAGTTAACAGAAGCAATAGGTCGGACAAAAATGTCACATACAAACTCATTAGCATTTACTACAGAGTCTGGATTGTTAGTGCCGTCGCATATTACGCGGAAGTCAGTAACACCTCGACCACCCTGCACTGTGCGCAAGTATGATCCAACAAGATTGCTAAATGACGCTCTTTGTGCTGCATCATTCTGACCAAACAAAACGTCTCCAGCAGCATCCCCAATAATACTTTGGATAGTGATGAACAAACGACGAACATTGATTCGGCTAAATGAAGTTTTCTTCTGCGTGAAAGTCTTGTCACCAAACAATACAGTTCCGCGACCAGGCTGAGAGAAGATAGGATTGATACCTAACTTGTACAGTGAGTCACGTTCTGCTTCTGTAGGATTCCAAGCAAGACGTACAGAGTTTAAGATACGGCCGTTTTGATAACCAGCAGGAGAGAACCAAGGCTCACCATTAGCATCAGTACGTGCAATACACCCAGCAACATCAGCATTACAAGGAACATATGTATAAACATCGTTGTAACGATCAAAAGCATACTTCCAGTTGGAATCGGCGACTGCGTAAGTAGAACGAGCACTTATAGTGTCAGCGAAAGCAGCAATGTTAGTAGATTCTGTACCAGCAGAGTTTACAACGTCAGCTCTTTGTGGTGAGAATACAGCGACACAATCTTTACGCGCTTCGGCGATTGTAATTGCTGCGTTTACTACGGTAGCTCCGCCTTGACCGCAGATGATAACATCAACGTCAAGATTCAGCTTATTAGCAAACAACTGTATACCAACAATTCTTTCTGCATCACCAACCCCATCACCTTCAGCACCACCGGCGAGCGAATCAATATGAACCAAAGCGACACCACCATCAGCAAATGTTGTTCCTGATGCAGTATTTCCCCAGTTTGATGATTGCGCAGCTACTGTACCTAAACCACCAGAAACATAAGTGTTTGTGATTCCAGTCGCGGCGATTTCAAAAGTACTACTGGTAACAGCTGTGATAGCACCAGTGAGATCAAACTCACCGCCAGTTGCAGAATCAATAATACCAGTTACTACAACTGTTTCACCAACGACAAGTGTGTGAGCAGCAGAAGTATAGGTAACTTTATCTACCGAGAAAACAGCATCCGTGATTGTTGCGGTCTTTTCAGCAACAGTAGCAACGTGATTAGCCCAACGAATATACTGTGAAGTATTGTTGATTACGTTCTTGTAGTAGTTTGTTCCACCGTCGATCTTGCGAGCGTCAGAAGCTTTAGATACAGCTTCAAACTTCTCAAGAAGTGTGCCAGGCACACCAGTGATCTTTCCATCTTCATCGATAACTGCAACGTGAAGTTCGTCATTTGATCCGCCGAGGGCGGTAGCAAAGTCAGAAGTTCCAGGCGCAACATCAAAGAAACCTTTAAAATCTGAGAAAGATGAATCTTCGAAACCAGTAGCACTTTCACAAATCACAACTTTAAGTGAGTTACCCAAAACACCAGCGTGTTTTGCAACCCAATGACCAGAACTAGTTAAGGTTGCCTCAAGATATGCGTCATCGTTTTTGACAAGAGTACCGGATCCAGCAGAATCTGCGTTTAAAGCATTATCACCAACAACACGCACAACGTACTGTGACGCTGAGTATGCAAGATAACTTGATGCAGATAAAAAGTCTACGTTATTAGTTATACTAGGTACACCAAATTTAGAAACAAGATCAGTTTCGCTTGTTACTAATGTGGGTTGGTCGATAGGACCCCAGCTAAATGCTCCAACAGAAGCGCCTGTGGTAGTTCCAACCGAGCCTACTGAAGTGACTTGATCCGCTTCAGTAATTTTTATTCCAGGCGATTGTAAGTTAATTGCCATTATTTTTCTCCTCCGTTAAGATTTTATAATAGGAATCACGTAAAAATGTTTGTTTTCCAGATTACTACTATTATTTATAAAAATTCAACTTTCAACGGTTCGGCAAAATCCCACACCTGACCGCTATCATCTACATACTTTTCTTCTTCCAAACCATTATTTATAAAACCGACAGGTGCAACATTATTCTCTATTGCCTCTATCTGATTTTTATACATCTCCTCTCGTATATTAATATCAGTTAGGTCTTTAAAATAAGGATCGGTGAACAGCCAAGAAAACAAAACAAGTGTCATAACCAAATCATCATGGTATCCCTCATCTGCAGAATAACTTCCTTTGTTTTCTATGAAGGTTGATATTTCCGATATGATATCCATATCAGTTATTAAAAGTTTCTTTTCCTCAACCAAAGATTTAAATGTAGAACATCCAATGCGTTTTATTTTTTTATCTGTTGTGATACCATATTCTGTTCTACCAGATCCACCGAAACCGCTGTTGATTTTTTGCCCAGTGCTAGATCTACTGATAAAAAGTAAGTTTTCATACTCGTATTCATTATGTAGTATTTGGGCAACTTGCTCGGATGAATTGATTTCTACTAGTATAAATGATTCATTGTATTGTTTAGCAACAGTATGTATAACTGAAGGGTACAACAAAGGGCTAATCTTATTGTTACGGTATTTAGCAGATATTGTAAATGGAGATTGTGTAATATCAATAACAGTAAATGCAGAATAGTCACCCCCAACACCCTTCGCGGTGTCAGCAACCAACACGTAAACGTGACCAACCTCTGGATCCTTAAATATATCCAACCCATCTTTATGCATTGTGGGTGGAATGCCTGACATTTGTGATATAACATCTGAGTTAATCAATGTCAGACTTGACCCGAGGAACTTACACAAGACTTCCTGATTGTATTTTAGATCTCCCAGAAGTCTGCGCTGTTCGTTTGCCCACGCTTCGTCTCTGCCGGGAATTTCCCAATACGGAATAAAAAGATTTACAAAACCATTTCTGTCTTCTTCCGCATCATTCCAGAACTTCCAGAAATGATTATAACCTAGCGGAGTAGACGAGAGTAAAATCTTTGTGGTTTCACCAGAAGAAATGGTGGGGTATACAGAAGTAAAAAAGTCTTCTGCAACGTTATTGGGGATAATTGCTGCTTCATCTACGTATAGCATATTAACGGATCGCCCACGAATTGCACTGGATGATGTTGCGGACGTGAATACTTTGGATCCGTTCTCTAATTCTATGTCACCCTTATTCCAAGTCGTAACACCTTGCTGTAACCATACAGGCAAGTGTTCATACATAACTTGATATCGAGATAATACTTCCCGCGCTGCGGCAGCCTTATTAGCGAGGATCGCAACCGTTTTGTTTGCGGAAAACAAGGTTGTCCAAAGAATATATGCAGCCGAAGTAGTTGTCTTTCCCTGTTGACGCCCTTCCATCAAAATAATTCTACGATTTTCGTGAATAATATTGATTTTATTCTTTTGACACTCATACAAATCGAACGGTTGTAATCCGTGATCGAGCGTTACAATCTTGCAATAATTTATAATAAAGTAAATAGGATCGCCAGCACATCTCATGTACTCTTCGATCTGTTCTCTAGTAAAGTTTACTGCAACACCAGCGGCCTTTAGGTTTTGATTACCAAGATACTGTGTTGTTGCCATAATTTATTTTTTCCCAATTAGCTGCTGAAGCTCTGCAGTACTCCCAACAAAAAGTGTATTACTTACGTTAGTAACCCCAGACGCCAGCGCATCTTTCGCATCTTCTTTCTTGACATCTTTGACTTTCTTCGACAAGTCTAAAAGGTCTTTGTTGGTATCAGCAATCGTTTTGATTAATTGCCCCGCAACTTCATACGCTCTTGGAGACTCGGTTTCTTTTGCAAGGTACATCATATTGGTTATAACATCCTTACCGTTCTCAATCAGCCCCTTGAGATTGTTTCTGGCATACTCATAGTCTGCTTCTACGTTCTCATTTTCTTTGCTAGAATGAACAACTTCTTGCTTTGGCTTTTCTTCTGTATAAAAATCTTCTTCGCTTATTTCGATGATACCATTGTCAATATTCAAGAAATCACTTATCTTTTCGTCTACAGTTTTCTTCACGTTATTACCTCCGTAACATTAAGGCCCGCATCACCAATATAGTTGTATGTGTCAGTAGCGACATTATCATCCCATTGGAAATATGCAACCTCTGCGTTAGTGATATAATCAGATGTCGTTACAGGTCCAAACAAGTATCCCTTGACAGTAAAATCCAAATCCCAAGATAATATCCTATTGCTACCATAATCCCCTTCGTAACTATCATCAGAAGTCACGGAGCCAAGCTCTATTGGAATATCCATAGTAGCATTGACATCAGGCAAAACCTTCATCGTCACCGTATAATCAGGTACAAAGAAAGGTAAGATTTGTTCTATAAGCTGGGTACCATCTTCAGCATTCTTAGTCAAAATACTTAGTTGGAAATTAAAATCATATGGCACCGGAGCATATGTCGTGGGAACATTTGAGTTTACTGTGTCCAGTGTTCCCTGAAACTTAGAAAATGGATTTAGTTTTCTTGTGGGATTGTAGCCCATACTTGACATAGCAAATCCTATGCGTGGTAATATAGTAGAAACAGGTCTAGTAAAATCTGGATCTGCCAACACCCTTTCGATTTGTTTTTGTTTAGGGCCATAAGAAATGGGAACATTCAGCGTCTGCGCAACAGCACCCAAAGAATCATATCTTTTGATCTGCATATCATTAAAGATATTGCCAAACATAATGACATATCTTCTAATTGTTCCGTGATAAAAATCGTGACCAAAAATCATTTAGTTAGTTCCCGTTTTATGCTTACATTTATCAAAATGGTATCTTGTCATATTACCACCAGCACCACCCACACCACAGTGCGGACATACGACATGCTTCATCGTATATGTTGCTCCTAAGTTTATCTTTTTCCCCTTTAACGCAGCGCTCTGTTTCGCTTTAGTTTCTTCAGACACTATTTTATAAAGAAAATGGATTATTTTCACTTAAATCAAGAATATCATCATCGGTTATCCTAGATGATATTCTTGATTTAAGTGAAAATAATCCATTTTCTTTATAAAATAGTGTCTGAAGAAA